GTCAACGCCTCCAACTTTTAGTACATTTTCCATTACTAAGTTCCAGTTGGAAACAGCTGGGGGTGGGGTAAGTTGAACTTCAAACTGTGCATTATACACTGGTTCGTATTTTCGCATTGCCGCCTGTGAGTTTCTATAATGTGGTAATCCTGCCATGTTGTTTTATTTTATTTTCTTTTAGTATATATCAATCTTAAACTGCAGCAAATCCGCCTGAAGCAATTGCGCCAGTTTTAAGAACTGTAATACGGTTGATGAATTTCTGTAATCCACGAGCTGGTTCGATTCCAATATCTAAGATACCAAAGTTTTGATCAATAAGTGCTGGTGTGTTATTAGTTTCATCCATAATTACAGAGTACTCATAAATTCCTCCACCGTTTCTTACCACGTCTAAGTATGTTTCAACTAATGTACGAATTTGTAATCTTGTAGAAGCATCATTAAACTCAAATAAGTAGTTTTGTAAGATTTCAATTACAGCTTCCTCGATTGTGATAAGTAAATCACGAACATGAAGATTATTGAAAGCAGACAATGTTCTTTGATAAGCAGTTTGGTTAGCAAATATCATTGGGCCAACATTACGAACTACTGTAATTGGATTCAATCCAATTGGCTCAAGGTATTCACGATCCTTAAGTAAGAAATCATATTCCATGCCTACGAATTTAGGGTTAGAAATAACTCCTCGTCTTGGGCCAGCAACGATTGCGTATGGTTCACCGTTAATAAACTTGCGAACGAAGTTGTTAGATACGTCAGCAGCAGGTGGTATGCTTTTATTCTTGCCATTTTCACGAATGATGATGTTTGGCGTAAATACACCGATAAATTTAGCACCATTGTCTTCGTCTGGTAAGCTCCAAGTAAAGCTAGGTCCTAATGAAAGATTACCCCCTGTAGAGATGTATTCGGTATTAAGAACTGGTTTAGGATTTCCTGTTGCAGCATCTGGTAATTCAGTAAACCTTGGATCCGTAGAAGCTTGAAACTCAGCCATAGTTGGAGAGTTTAAGATAGCCATACATTGTTGACGATTTTGTGCCAATCGGCTTAAGTATTGCTTAGGTCCCATGTGTGGTTCAAGACCACCATTGAATGTATCAATAATGTAACGGAATTGAATAACATCTTTAGAAGCTAAAGTAGTACCCACGTTTGTAGATTCAAGAACGTTTAAGATCTTCTCAAGTTGAGCAGGTGTTCCAGGTAAGTGGAAGTCAGTCATTTTAAATCCTGAGAATGAAGTAAATTGTAAACGATCAACAAATTTCTGAATTGGCGTATGTTTAGTAACATAGTCAATACCGCTTATTGCAGAAACGCCAGATACTTGAATCGTATTGTATTCGTAGAATGCTACTCCAGTAGCAGGGTCAAGTTTCTTAATTTTAGCAGTTACGCGAGTAAGTAACGGATTAGTAATACTGTTGTTCACAATAAAATCACCGATTTCTAGGAGGGCAGCGTTGGTTGAATTTAACTTAAATTTCTTTCCGCCACCGAATAATCCTGGAGCTTCAATTGCGATATTTTCACTGATGTTTTTAGCAGTTGACGAATATAAAGCAAATATGTTATCACCCAATCCGCCTAATTGTTGAATTGCATCTACATATGTAGCGTTGGTTGACGCAAAACTAGTGTCTGCGCGAGTAGATAAGGCAGAATTCGTGTATTCACGAACTCTTGTCCCTACTAAGCCATAAGCAACTTTAGAGTATTCATTTAATGTTTTACCCCATGAAGTATCAACATTTAAGTAATTGAATTGAGAAGATCCTATACCATACTTAACACGATCACCATCAACAGCAAGACTGCCTTTGATATTCACACTTAATTTAGATTTCGGGAATGACTCAACATAAGCCAATGTAGTAACGTCACTTGTGCCTAAGTTGTATAAAACTGGAGTAGCAGTAATATCAGAAACTAAGCCACGGAACGTTTGTCCACTTGGTAATGTTATCCTGATTACGTCTCCGATTGTAGCACCTCCGATTAAGAATGGGTTACCACCACTTGAATTATCAAATACTCTTAATTCACGGAAGGTAATGCTTGTGCTATCAAGATCAACAGCTGGTATACCTAATCCTGGTGCTAATATGTTTCCATCTGCATATGCTAAGTTTGCAGTCTCGTTAAATATCGACACTTGGTTTTCAGCACCAATAGTGATGGTTTGGCCAAGTCCTTCAACATTTGTAAGTTGCGCAGACGGGTTAAGAATATAACCAAATTGATTACCTGGGAATATGTTAACATTTGGTAAAAGTAGTTGAGAAGAAGCGTTAGTTGCTTGGAATAATGTTACCTTGATATCAGACGGTTGTTGATAAACACTAAAATCAGTAGATGTAAATCCAGAAGTACACCATTTATCAAAGAAGAATGGTCCGCCAGAAGGTGCAGCTCCTACAGTAAGTGTGGTTGTGAATCCAATAACTGGTGCAGTACTAATATAAAAGTATTTAGAAAACCCAGCAGCTTGTACAAGTATAATATCGCCTAACACAGGTGTTAAATTTGTAAAGTTTGTAACATCTATAGTGTTAGCGGCAGTTGGAACAATAGCAGCTAGAGATTCTTCAATATAATTGGATTCCGCAGCTGTGCTGAATGCATTTTGGTAGCCAGCATCGGTGTGGTTAGGTGTACTTAATTTAATAAGAATCTCTACGCCTGTGTCAATTACATTGTCTACTTTTACATAGTCATTTGGCAACGAACTATCATTGATTGTGCCTAATCCAATAGTACGAATAATTGAATCATTTGATAGTCCTCCAAGGAACGCTTCCCACTGTGAAGGTGTGAAGGTAGTATCATTTGGAAGTGGCTTAGGAACAACTAAAACGTTTCCAAAATTACCATATTTTCCGCCGTAAGGGAAAGACTTGATATAAGGCTGTACAGATCCACTTACTGGATTAAAAGACTGTACTGTTAGTTCATAAGTATCTAAGTTAGCATCTTTTCCTGTAAAAGAAAGAATGTCTTTAATTGGTGTGTTATACGAAAGAAAGTCAATAGTGTCATCAGTTGTGTTGATTAGGCTATTTCCTATCATATCTACTCGGTATGCGCTATTTGCATAATCAGCTAGTTCTTCTTCATTAATGTTTAGAAAGAATCCAGTTAATGCAACATTAGCATTTACGATACTATCGATTGATTGATTACTTCCGTTATTGTCCAAGAAATTTGGAATAATACAGCCAGTAAATGATCCAAGTAAAGTAATGCCTTCAAGTGATACAAATTGATCAAGTCTATTTGCAATGATACCACGAAGATCAAAGTATTTACTGTAAGTTGGATCTTGAGCAAGAAGTGATAAATTAGTCCAGTCACCTTTTACTAAGTAAATATCTACAAAATAATCAGATAAATAATCTTGTGGGTTTACGTATGCAGGAATTTCATCAGCGCCGTAATACTCTTCAGCAGTAATGTTATACTGTGAAGCGTTAGTTGATTTCTTAACGATAAAACTAGCAACTTGTGATCCTAAATTAACTACGTTAAATAAGCGGCCAGCGTTAAGAGGCTTGCTGTCTACTGTTGCTTGTAAATATGTTGTGTCTGGAAACCAGAATCTTTCTTTATTATAGAAAGATGCAAGTAATGCACGAGTAGTTGCACCATTTGTTTCATTTGCAGCAAGTGCGAATGAACGATAATCAACCGCGTCTCCGCCTTCGTTTACTGGTACGTTATTTAATGCTAAGAGGTTTAATGCAAATATCGGTCCTGTTGAAAGACATATTTCAATTGCACGGTGGAAAAACGACCCTCTTGCTTCTAGCACAGAGTCTATATTTCCAAAAATTCTTCGGGCTGAGCGAACGTCTCTTAAAAAAGTTGGGGCATTAAAAGGTCCCACGCGTGAGAATCCCACAACAAGACGTACAGTCTGTGTAGAAACTACTATTCTTTCAGATGCGTCGAATTCTATTGTATAGACGCCGGACGCCTTAAATCTGTTGAGATCAAGTGTGATTTTGGCCATTCTTATTTCTTTTTATTTTTTTATTGGAGTACTTAATTTCCTATCAAGTTATATATTCATATAGAACTCTGAAAATTGTTAAGGTCTAAACTTGTTAGATGTGTTTTGTTTTTTATTGTAAGAGGAATAAGTCGAGCCGTTGTTTGGGCCAGGACCGTTACCATCCAGGTTTTTAATCATTCTAAAAACTTCCATCATATCTTCGCCGCCTTTGTCACCCGCATTCATACGGAGCTCAATGGCGTTTTTGTATATATCCGGAGTAAGTTCATACATATCCTCAACTGTTTCATAGAAATCTGTAGAATCAAAATATGTTACTAAGTTTACACAACTCATTGCTACATCATCATGTCCTAATTGTGATTCATACCGTCCAGCATTATTGATTCCAAATGATGATAGCTCATCAAAAGTTCTTTTTTCTGTTAAGACCATCTTTTTAGATTGAACCAATGTACGTAGTTCTCTAGAATATGCTTCTTTATTATCTTTTTGAATCTTCACGCCCAATTTTAATGTATCGTTTGCAATAGAATGTTTAGTGTGCAAAAATATCTCAGGATAAAAATTT